ATGCATTTTCGATTTCATTCCAAAATGCATCATAGTCAACGCCCTTGTTGAGTGCAACAATATAACGTTTCAAAGCCATTACCTAACTCCAATAGTGGCTTCGATGTGACCTACTCCTATTCCTGAGAATTCAGACAAGCTACGACCAATTACACTAAATTGTGATTCTGACCCTGTTGCTGCCTGTGCTACCCCTGGAATATCGCTGGCAACTAGTCTATCACCTCTGCGAATCTGACCCTTTACTTTTAGCGGGATGCGACCAGCAACGGCAATTGGAAGAGCATTCTTTTCATTCTTTTTCTTAGCGTTAAGTAGGTAGGCCGGGCGAGTGGATACAATTCCAAATACGTTGGTATCTGCGTATTCAGTGGATTGTGTAACTTCAGCTATGCCGCCCAATGAAACCAATGTACCTGGTTCATAATTTGCATCACCTACGTAAATTTCAGCAACGTCGGCAAATTCAGCTTCAACTGCAACACCACGGATTTTGAAGTCACTGCTTGAATTTAAATTCAAGCCTTTACCAATTTTACCTGTTCTATTGTAATCACCTGGATTGGTCAATGGATCAATGCCAACACCACAGAATGCTTGTAAGCCTTCGTTTGCATGTGGAGTAAACTCTGCGTCAACGCTGATAATAGCAACTAAAACACTAGTTGGCGAGTTTATTGGTTTAATCTTAATTTTTAAACAACGATGTTTGTTGTTTTGTGTGTCTAATATAATGGCTTCTTCAATTCCGGTACCAGTTGTAAAGGAGACCAAATGCTTCCAGCTATTAAGTGTATTTTTACCGTCAATGTTAAAATATAATTCTTGTGGTGTAAATTCAACTTCATCAGTTGTGTTATTGTACCAAATTTGTCCTTCTTGTGGGATTAAATCTGTGCGTTTTTTGCCGCCAAAGTTCTCCAAAAGATGTACAAAGTTATCGGCAATAATTTCGCCGTAACCTAAATAATTTTTTCCAAGTAAAGTTAAGTCTGTTGTAGTAGAATCAACTTCCCCATCTAGTAGAGTAACCAAAGTTGACCCATTACTTTTAGTAATATTGTATGCCATTTTTCCTAATCCTTTTGGCTAAACTGCCATTATATTATTTAGTTTTTTCGGTTGTCAACCGGCACGTACTCTTAGTGAGTAAACGATTTGAATTCTTTGCTGTGAATTTTTTTGAATAGGATGAAATATAAAATGTGTAAGCAACTTCCCTGAGTTTAATCCATTATTGCCTTTGGTTTTTAACCCAATTTCATTGAATTCAAACTCACCGTTATAGATGGTTGTTGGGTCAATTTTTCCACTTGTAATATCAAACAAATTATATATACTATCAATTGCCGCTGGTTCCTCATAATCTAAAGTAGCCGTTACAATAACATCAGTATATTCAACACCACTTATATGTGAAACTGCAACATTATCCGATGTAGCAAAGGATCTATTAAAGTCAGAATCATCAACAACTTTAAAATAAGTCGGTGTATGTAATCCAGCATTGGTACCATTTACATTTGGCTTCCTATATGTAATAGATCCATCTGTGGCAATAATTGCTCCACCGCAACCAAAATGCATTTCACTGATAAAGCCGCCCAACCCATGAGAAAGTGCTTGAGCTAATGCTACACCCATATTTTCTTTGTGTATAGCATTAGAACCTTCGTGTAGGATTGAGTTAGTATCCAGGTCTACAATTTTAATGTTAGTCTCTATAGAGACCGGTAAGTTGCAAGTGTTCATAATAATATTTACCTATTTCTAAATAACCCGCTTTAACCTTCTTCAACTATTACCGTAATTTCAGGTGTTTCAGATGTGTCTGCCACAACAATATTTCTGCCATCTTCGGTAACAATTAAATCTACTACATTTTCTGTAACTAGGGCATTGCCATTCCTCATACGGTCAATTGTTCTTGTTTTAGCAACATTGTCACTGGTTTGATTTGTTGATGCTAAAAAGTCAACAGTGTTGATTCTTGTTACTATGCTTTCTATTAGACTAATTTCAACATCTTGAGTTGTTTCTGTAAAGGTTCCTTGATCAATAAACTTACTATGGTAAGGTTTTACTTCTTCTAGATATTTCTTAATAAGGTTGCCTTTTTTATCATAATACACAGATTGTTGCTTTAATTCATTGTTATCAATTTGATTCAAAGATAGATATGTTGTTTTATAAACCCAATCTGCGGCTGGAATTTGGGACAAACTTTCTTTAACCATATCAAAGAAGAATAAGTTAAAATATCCAATGTCGTTGCCAACAAAGATATCTTCTCTTAATGCTTTTAAAATAATAGCAAACATTTCGCTATAGTCACGGTCCCATAAACTCAAGTCCCACTTAGTGGTATCCCAGCCTTCAATATGCCATATATCGTTAATCTGTATAGTGCCATTTTTCTTATACAATAAATTGTATCCATTTGAAGCAACATCATATACATACAATGTATTGTTATTATCGTCGACTATGGCAAATCTTGTTGCGTCTGGGTAAGTTGTTAACTCATCAAATGATTTGATTCTAACCGTTTCATTTGATAGTGTGTACTCGTCAACCGAGTAATCTACGTAGTCCCAGATATACATACTGGTTCTTTCTCGATTGTATCTCGATTCAGGGTCAACATACAATGTTGGATTTGTAGAAATATGAATTTCAATGATATCACCGCGTGTCATTGGCGTATTCAATTCTAACCAGGTGTTATCAATTGTATACTGGTCTGATATTTCAAGTCCATTTAGCATTACAGTTATAATGTCACTTTGACGTAAGCGATAACCAAAGTTAAATCTTGCTGTGTTTGTATATGTAAATTGCCTACTAACATAACGGCCTAATAAAGGACGATACATTCTTAAATTATTATCCCAATTAGTTTTGTTAACAACAGGAATTTTTAACAACTTAGCATTAATTGATTCAATTGCACTACGGCGTGCTCGTTGAAGATCTTTAAACCAACTCTGTGGATATGGAACATATGAGTTTCCATATTTTCTTGTGGCGTGTAATCTATAATCAGGCACCCTTCTTGGGTGCTCAGTTACAATATAATAACGATTGTCCTCAATGAGGTCCTTGATCAATGCGCCTGTTAATAGTTCAGCATTACCTTTGATGGCTGACCAGTTTTTATTGTCTCCGGCACTAACTGAACGTATTACCTTATAAACTCCAAATTCCTCAGTATTATCATCTGTCCAAACCAAGCTTACGCTATTACGTTCACCGTTGATTTCTTGTAAAACTGGCATGTCATGTCCACTGTACGCTGATGTATTAGTGAATGATACTGAATTATTTAAATTGTAGAAACAAACTATATCTCCTACTTTGTAGGCCTGTCTAGCTTGCCAATGCAATATTGGATTGGCATGACGATATCCATCGTAGCTAACCAATGAATCGCGCAAACGAATGAAAAGATAATCAGGAATATTGCTACCTGTTATACCTTCGCTGATTAATACACCAGCTTCGTGTTTTTGTTCAGGGTGACTAATTTGTTCAACTCGAACGGTTATATTATTACGACCTACAAAATAATCGTTAATGTTACTGATTAAGAATGTAACTGACGACGAATCGTTGTCAATTGGGGACATCCAGGCAACGCCTTCGGCATCAGGGTTGTTTAACACTTCTTCGATGGCCAGTGCTGAGTATGGTCTATTGTTATTTGTTGGTAATTCACTATTGCGACGTTTCCAATAGTAATAGGTCTCAATGGTTCCGCCTGCTGAAGTTTTTTCATATATACGCGAATAGCGTGGTTGTTCTGCGCCACTACTATTATCCAAATATATGCCAGGTGTATCTGCGCTAGGTTCTTCAATTGAAGAAACCCATTCGTAAATTCTTACTTCACTGTCAACTGCTTGCTGTCCCCAATTTGCGGCTCTATACTCAAGAGTACCTTGTTCATATTCATTGTAACGAACCCAACTGATATCCCACCACAATTTTCCAATCTCGTTGTCACTCCACTCTTCGGCTACGGTATCATCAGTTATTCCCAATTCATCAACATTATAAACTGCTGGGTCAATTGGACTACGATAATCAATATACTGAGCAACTTCATCAATTACATTTCCTTTATACGGATCGTAAATTTCCAAGGTTGTAATAGGTTGTTGAGTGTCAGTGTCAATTAACAATGCTTTGTAGAACACCGACGTATCAATGAAATCCTGTGACACATTATCAACTAATGTATCAATTAAATTGTTTTGGCCGTCATTTTGGAATTCATAAACTTTAAAGTTATATGAGCTGATACCAGTTAATAGTTCTTCATCATCCTTGTCAACATAAGCTTTCATGCCGGCCTTCCAGCTGTAGTGACCCTTTGTTTCTTCAAAGTCAAATGTTGATTCAAATTTAATTGGTAATAATTTAAATGCCACAACATTATAGACAATTTTGTCATCTGAACTTCGAGCAGTAATTGTTACGTTATAATCGTCAACTACAGCCTTAACAGAATGAATCTTATCATATGCCCCATCGTTACAGCCAGATATAACAAAGTAGTCGCCTTCGCGAAGTCCATGTGCATTAGCAAAGCTTACCTTGCTTTCATTTAAACCAGTGTCTAGTGCATTAGGACACACTTCTTCAATTGCATAAGGTCCAAATGTTTGTAAAATATTCCAGCCATAACCCGAGTTCTTTACTACCCAATATGATTTAATATTGGCTTTGATAGTGGCAGGGTAATCTGATGAGCCACCTGTTACAGTAACAACTGGTGGACTTACATAGCCTGCACCACCAGTGGAATCAGTAAATGTATTTGTTACTTTAGAAATTACACCATTGGAAATATGTCCAACTTCTAGTACTGCGCCGGCGCCATTACCGGTTGGATCAACAATTGCAACAGCCGTTGAGCCTGTAAATCCAACATTGCGACTGCTTGGGAATACACTTATACTATCAATTTTGCCAACTTCCTTTTTGCCAGTAACAGCAGAACCTGTGGTCAAATTGACTGTAACTTCAATTACATCATTTGCCCAATAAGGATCTACAATTCGAACAAGTGGTGTTGTAGTATAGCCACTACCACCATTTGTAACTGTAATACCTGTCAAACGTCCATTGGTAATCTGTGGTGTAGCAGTGGCACCAGACCCGCCTGTACCGGCATTGAGAATTTGAATAATAATATCGCCTGATGCATATACGTTACTTTGTGCCGCTGGATTTAATGTAATGTCACTGATACGACCATTACTAATTGTAGCAAATGCTCTACGATATTCACGTCTGCCAGAGTCTGGGAACAAAGTTGTTGGCGTTCTTGATATTCTTACAGTTGTTGTTCCACTATAGTTTTTACCACCATCAGAAACTATAAATCCTGTAATAACACCATTGTCAACAACTGGTATGTTTGTTTGTGTACTTGTAACAGATACTACTTTGATGCGAGCTCCAGTTCCACGTCCACCTGTAATTTCATAAACATTATTTGGTTGATATGCCTGACCCGGTGAAACCAACAATATTGTAGCAATACTCTTGCCGCCACTTGCTGGAGGTGCTACAGTTACAGTTGGTGCGCTGGTATATCCTGCACCGCTATCAGTGATAGTGTAAGATACAACAGCACCCTGTGATACTACAGCAGTGGCCAGTGCTTGACGAGGTACAACTGTTGAGCCAACTGTATAATTATAAACTGTAACTAACTTACCAAATCTTACTTTATTATAAGATGCAGATACTAAATCTATAATATGAGAAAGTTCATCTGATACCTTACTTTGATTTGCTGGGTCAGTGGCCGGGTTAGGCCCACTATCATAATCCCAATAGTTATCAATATACGAGTTTAGTAAATTTGATATTAATGTATTTTTAACAGTGGTGTTAATTCTAGATGATATTGACCACGTTGCATTAGAATTAGCTACGCTACCACGTGTATAAATTTTGCCATCTGCACCAGTAAATTGATTATTACCACTTGGTGTACCAAATTGGCGAGAGTTTTTATTTACTACGTAGGCTGTAGATGATCCAATATAACTTCTCATTAGAGTATTAGCAGTATTAATAATACTTTCAATGGCCAATTTTACTGTCCCGGATTGTAATCCCACGGATAACCATTTGTCAATCAATGCTTGCTCTTGATCAATGTTATAATATGTTGATATAAAAGTTTCAAAATCAATATCTAAAGAAGTTTGCGTAATTCCATCAACCCATGTAATCAAATTATTTGATGTATCTTGTTGTATAAATTGGTTTACATCTTGAATTGATGGTGTACCTATGTAATTTGAAAACAGTGTTTGGGTAGCTGGTGGTGGTGCGGCAATTGTCACTGAAGGGGCTGTTGTGTATCCTAACCCTTGCGTAACTGGCGTAATACTTGTAATACTACCATTGGAAACATTTGCTGTACCTGCTGCAGGAGCTGGATCACTGACTGTTTGAACCGTAGCTGTTGCATCTAAATTACTATTGTTATTTTTGATAGTAATAGAATCACCTACTTGATAACCAGTTCCACCGGAGTCTACTTGCACAGTCTGTATGATACCACGTCTGGTTACAAGTCCTGTTGTAATCTGGTCTTCAATGACTGGTACTAGCTTGGCACCTGTTCCAATAGAATCAACCACTGTAACTTCAACAGAACTTTTAGTATAATTGTTTCCAATTGTAAACTTAGTTCCAGCAGTTGGTTTTATACTACTGATAATACCAGTAGATGTTGAATCAATTAAATTAATATCTTTATAATTAATCTTATAAGCAAATCCAATTGTATCAGCTCGCTGACCACCTATTGTCAAATAAGTTTGTTGAGTTTCGTAGCTGTTACCACTTTGTACAACCTTGAAATCTCTAATTTTTCCATTGATTGTTTCAATTACAGAAGCACTTGCACCAGATCCGACAGATGAACTAAAGTCGATGACATCGCTGGTTGTGTGACCTTCGCCACCATCAACAATAGTTAAACTATCTAATCGACTCTGAATAAACTCGCCAGATAGGGTTGGTAGTGTACATGTGTAATATAAACCATTGCGATAAACTACATCGCCAATGGCATAATCAACACCAGGTGTCCAAGCGCCTCGATAATTTCTACCTTTTTTGTTAACCAAGCTATATGCGTAATCAGTAATCCAAATTGTAGGTAATAATCTACTATCAATTGATACTTCTTCAAAATTTTCTTGAGAATTCTCAGGTGAATTATTTGTAGAACTTGCCGCAATATTAGTTTTAGCTCTGTACAATGTTCCCTTGTCCCATGTTAAATCACCATCAACAAAAGATCTATTTTTACTAAAACCAACAGCATTGAAAATGTCCTTTGTTGTTAATGTATTGGATTCATCAACATACAATAAGTTGTTATTCTTAGATGTTTGATCAATGTTTTTAAAATCATCAATGGTTACTAAAGAAATATTACGGTGCTGAATGTCCACATCAAATTTTAGCGGTACACCTGCGCTTGGTAACCATGTGGTTGTTTTATTGATAGTTGCCTGACTTTGACGATTGATCTTCGTTAGTTTAAACGGTTCAGCTGGCTTTGTTACCCACTTGTTATCTTTTAAATTAATATCAATGATATTATCACTATACTTGTCAATGATACCATTACTCAATCTGACCAGCTGTCTAGTTGTTGTTACATCGTATTTTCCTAATTCAAATTCCCAAATTTTTAAATCTTTGACATTACCAAACTCGCCAGTATTGAATAACCATTGTTCGTTAATGAGAATGTCTTGTGAACGTCCAGGAACGTCAATATTTGTATCACGTAACAATGCTGTCATTGCTAAGTTTGTACCTGCAGAACTTTGCAAGCCTTGTTGGTATAAGTGTGCTTGTGCTTTATCTTGTATTAATTCACTGATAACATTGGCCTTCAATGGCACAACATCACTTCTGGCAATTGCAGATTTATAAGAATCAAATGCATTGTTCTCTGGGAAGTGACTCTTTAAAATGTCATTGCTAATACTATCAAAACCTGGTAGCAATCCATATTGCTGTAGAATAACACCACGAGCATGTGGGCGACCTGTCCAGTTGGTTGTTCTGCGGCCTGCAATTGACAATGAGTCCAGTCTGTTGCCAGTTTGCAAATCAATAATTAAATCACCAAACTTGGTTTGACGATTAATATAAACAATGTGTTCATATTCTCTTACACTTAGATCGGCAAATAAAATTTGTTGATTACTCAACGGAACAATTTTATCAGTATTTTCTTCATAGTCGCGAGTAATTAACAACTCGCTGGCCAGTGCAGAGCGACCATTTTGGAATAAGATCTTACCAGTGCGTCCAAGGTCTGCATCTAATCTATCTAATGTGCCACGTTCGTGGTGGAACTTTAATCCAATGGACGTAACTGGGCCAACTACGCAATAGTGACTGTCTGACCAGTTTTCGTCAATCCAGGCAAATGCGTCAAGAGCAACCTGTTTCCAGTTTGTTATTGTACCACGACTGTTAATTTCATCAAGTATCAAGCCTTGTGCAGTTTGATATTCACCAAGACCCATTAAGAATGTTAACAAATCTTGTTTGTTGGCAATGTATGAGCCATATGGCACTGCTTCTTCAGTTGGAATCCATTTTAGGTATTCGATAAAAGTGCCATTGCTTGTGGTAATAGTTGTTCTTGAACTTGGGAATCCATTTTCAGTTGAATGTGCTGGCTTATAAATTTTAAAATAACGCTTGCTTGGATCAAATCCATATACTCTAAATCCAACATCATCTTTTTCAATTCTTACAGCAGTATAGCGCAATTTTTCAACAGGTACGCCATCATTTAACATCATGTAAAAATCTTCTGTTGGTACATAACTACCACTTTGGTACTTGGTGTAATACATCTTCAATGAAATATTACCTTCGCTAAATCCACCCAGGCCAAATTCCAGTCTGGTGTTTACTGACATTAATTCTTCAAGCGGTGATTCCCCTAATAGATTAAACTCCCTGTATGCTTCAAATAATAAAGCACCAATGCCAATTACTGGCCTATTTTGAAAAAATTCACTAGGTGCAAAAGAGATGTCGCCCTTGGCCAATGGACTATTAGTAGGAATGTTATTAACATATGGATCAATTGTTGACTCTACAAATTCACTTATGTATTCGTAACTGTCTAATACTTGCATAACACTGGCCCATTGGCCGCCGGCACTGTTTAACCAAGCCAATTCAGCAGGTCCTAGTGATCCAATTTCCCATGGTTGTTCAGCATCGCTTACGTCAGGCGAATTTCCCAACCAGGCTGCTGGGTCAATTAATAAACCAAATTGACTGACGGGGAAATTTTCATATCTTCTGCAAAGTACCGGGTTAACAGTTATTGTGTTACCAGGAATAGTTACTATACCATTACGTAATGCATTTTCTAAGCTTCTACGCTTGGTACCGTCAGTCCATGAATATGCACTGTCCCACCAAGTTGGTTTAACAACAAATCCCAAAGATTCCCATGGACGCAAATGTAGTTGGTCAGTACCAAACATTCTTCTGTATATTGCTCTCCAGCTTTCCCCATTATAATTCCATGTCCATGGATTAGTAGAGTCAAAGTCATCTCGATTTCGGAAATCAAGATTATTCATTGCATACCAAGCAAGTTGAGCTTTTGATTGTGTGTCTAAAACACTAATCTGTTTAGCATTGTATGTTTCTAAACGTTTTTTAACAGATTGTTCGTGCATGCAACCGGTGTATACTCTATTTTCAAATTCTAATAAGATTTGATTTCTAATGTCACTTTCATCTGAGCCAAATAAGCTTACTTTAGAACCATCATGTCGAAGTATGTACCTACGCTGATTAGTACCCCATGATTCTGTAATAATTTCTGGACGATATAATTTAGCCAATCCAAGTTTTGTTGGGCTAGCAGGAATACCAGTTAATAAATTCAAAGCATTGCCATGATAAATTTTAACTTCAGAACCATCTTCGGGTGCAGTAACAAATGTAACACGGCCATTTGCAATAGAGTATGAATCTTTTAATTGTAATACGTCATTGATATAAACATAAATGTGGTCGTTGCCATACACGCCTGTATATAAATTTTCGTCCCCTGTGTTGATATTAAAATGAGAAATTAAACCATCACCATACTCAACACTCAAAGTCATTGCGTTAGTACTAAATGCCATACCACTAATGGCATCTGGAGAACTGTATGTTACGCCCAGTAACAATTCTTCTAATATTCTATCTAATAATATTTGAACATTTGTCAAGGACAGTAGGTTATTATTAGAATCAATCTTGGATATAAACTTTCTATACCATCTCCATGCTGAAAGTGAACGAGCCACTACAGCATCTTGAATTGTTGGGGCCAATCTTGCGCTGGACCAAGCTGATCGCATTGAACTGTGATCAGCCATTAATGCGCCATTGAACGCTTTCAATTGAGGACTGCTTATCCAAGATTGATTGTCAAAAATCTTGTTAGCATTAATGTTTGCAGTCATTGCATTTACTAATCTGCTGACTGTAAAGTTACCCAATGAAATATTTTGTTCTGGGTTTAGCTCAACCCCCGGGATGGCAGATACACTGTCTAGTGAAGTTAAATTGCCCTGGTGAGCAATTTCTAATTTACCAACCCCATTCAATGATAAACTAGTAATATCTTCAGATTTAACAAAGGAGTAATCTACAGTCAAACCATTCAATTTGAGTTTAATATTTCGTGGATCATTCTTTACATTTATAACACGAATGTTAAAAACAAAGTCCCCCAATTCAACAGATATAAAACTACCAGCATCATCTGGTACAATAAAATTAAAGTTGCCGTTGTCATCTGTTGTTATTTCAAATTCATTGCCCGATTGCGTTTTTACTAATACTGTGATGTTAGATAGGTCAGGAATAAAATTAGTAAATGTAACTGTTTCGCCAATGGCGGCTACAGCACAATTATCAACCACTGCTGAATAGTCATCAGCAAAACAAACTGTTGCATTGCCTTGATCTAATGTTAATGCCCAGTTATATGTTGGCCACATAGATGAATCAATTGGAATTAAAGTTACACCATTGATATCGACAACTCGTTGTGCCCAACTACGTATTTTAAACCATGCACGACGATATCCAATGCTTAGTTCGTTTTTTAAATTATTACCACTTATGCGTCTAAAAGAATAAGGACCGCGAATGTTTTTGGTAGTGCGATTTTCATCATAGTATGCTTGCTTGTGTAATGTATGCGAATATACAATGTCATACATTGCATTCCGTATTGTGTTATCTAGTGAAAGATCATTGAACTGACTTGGCAAGAAAGACAGATTATAACCGCTCTCATTGTCATAAAGATTACCAGTCACTGGTTCAATGATGGTAGAATTAATAATAAGCGGTTTAACCGGGTTAGTACTTAATTTAACGTGATTAGCATCGTAGATTTCAAAGCGAGGCAACTCTGTCCATGTTTTTCTAAAATTAGACAATACGGCTTGACTGTTTGTCCAATGATATTCCTTTAAGTAAAACTTATTTTCTGCGTATGGTGTATCAACAACAACTGTTGATAGGTCGGTTGGAATCTCTGTATCCCATCCTGTAATGCGTTGTCCATTATTAAAAAGTGTAACAATTTTATTTTTATGTTGTCCAGAACCTAACCATAGAATACGTAGATCTTTTAAGAATACTCCTTCAACCCTGTAATTGATTTCAACTACATGAGTAGGATCTGGTTCGTGGCCTTCCAACCACTGAATCCTATCGCCGGCTATTTCATATATTACCTTGTTGTCTTCATTTTTAATTCTGTTGTAATCAGCGACTGAAATTCTATTTTTGTCTACTGCAATTTTGTACCTATCTCCAAATTTAATTTTAACAAACAAGTCTGAATTTAAATTTAAAGAAAGCATTAGCTCAACATAATTAGAATTTAAATTTAAAGAACCTGTGGTCTTTAAAGGTAGCCCGACAAATGCCAATGGCTGCACAACTTCAGGATCTAATCCTAAGTTAGGCCATGTTGTAAATTTTTCGCCGTTATTGTACAACTCCAGAGAGTTTTCAAATTCTACAATAGGTCTTGTTGCCTTGTTTGTAGGATCTGCAACATCATCAAATGATAATTCTAAGAAATTAACAAGGGCTTGGATGGTCTCATAGTGATACCAAACGTTAACACGAGAGTGTGAAGAACGAGTTTCCGCTCCAACTTCCATGCAAATATAATGCTTCTGATTAATGCCACGAACGGCGCCATCCCATTCAACACTGTCCCATGGCACGGCCGTCTGGTCCCATAATGTTTGTACGGCATTGCTGTATACTGTATTTGTATATTGATGTGTGCGACCAAGCAATTTAATGCCATTGACTGAACCTACACCAGAAACTTGCCAGCGACGAAGTGCAGGCAATTCTGGATCATTTAGATAGTAATCTACGCAAACAATACGTAACGCCTTACCAATGGTAGGCACAGTAGTTTTCCATTTAATAGTATTACCTAAGATTACATAATTAGATGTTTGTAATAACACATTGTCAAGGAATACCTGTATCTTTGACTTGTTGTAACCGCTAAATTCTAAATCAAGCAATTGTTCAATATTGCCAGTTGCTGATGTTTCAAGTGTTAAATCACCATTGATTTGTTGATTGCCGGCAATGTTTTGGAAAACAATACGCATGCCATTTTTTAATTCTAACCTTTGACCGCTTTTTTGTATTACAGATGTATAAAAAGTTTTACCAACAATATCATTTGCCACGCTAACAGATTCTTCCAACGACCCTGATAGATATGCCGCAGGTAAGCCTTGTTCAACCCAGTAGTAGTTTGTCCAATTAATAAATTTGTCTGGGTCAATTGGTAAATCTAATACACTGACTGGAACAGCAGATTCATTTTCGCGATTATTTAAGTCCCATATTGTAGCAATTTGATCTGCTAATAATGTTTTAGGGCCAGTATCGGCATAATAAATTAATCCCGCTTCTAATTGCCTCTTTGCTGTAGTATGCGGCAAACTTTCTTTAACAACTGTCTTACTAGTATTTTTCCCCACTGAAAAATTTAAATCCTCCATTGAACTGGGTTGAAATAAATCTTCTGCTAGTGCGCCAATTAACTTTTTATTAGTATCAGTGCGAAAAATTGTAGGCAACATGTCTGTTACCTTAGGTGCAACAAAGCTACCATCTAACTGATTTGGGTATGTTTTATTACCCGCGTCTAAAGGATTTAATTTTTTTGGATCTTTTTCCATGCTATGCCTTACGATACAATAACTGGTGATACTGAACTTGTGATAACTTCAACATCTGTAATAGTTGCACTACTAATAAACAACTCATCACTATCACAACGAATTTGGAACAAATCAGTTGGTGTTAAATTTCCGTTCAACGGAATCATAACAATACTACTGATGATGCCGCCTAGGTCTTTATGTACCCAGCTGGCTAAATCAGTGAAGTAAAATGTTTCTCCAAAGTCCCAATTTTCAACTTCAAAGTATCTGTTGATGCTTGCAATTACACGACTACGAATTTCAGCGTCGCTAATTCTTGTTCCATCACTTTTTGTTACACGAAACTTAACGCGATATCTTAACTCGCTACCATTGCCAAAAAGTATCTTGTAGTTTACCGGGTGGTACACAATAGTATCGCTAACACTCTTGTATGGATTAATGCTGGACATTTGATTACCTAAGCTAAATGATGTTAATGGTAACGGACGTGATCCATCTTTGGCACCAGCGGCAATCCACGTTCTAAATGCTTGGTTGAATGCTGTTGTTAACACATACATGTCAATGATGTTTGAAGCTGACGAATCAACACGAGTATCTCTTAGTGGTACGTGATTGAATTGTACTTTTAAATCTTTCTTGCCTGTTACAGAAATATCTCCGTTTGTTGTAACAGGAACCAAGGTAAATTGTCCAGGTGCATCAACAAATTCTTTTCTTGCTAACAATAAATCTTTGGTAGATGTTAAACCAACTAGTGTTGAAATTACGTCAGGATCTTTAGGCACTAGTGCTTCTAACAATCCAGGTAACAATACAACAACACGTTTAGGATCATAACGTCCGTCATCTAAACGGATGTAATCTGCAACATCAAGTTCGTATTGACCAGCAATAATACCTTCAGTTACAGCTAAAAACTTAACTGAATCTTTAATAACACGCTTGGATGTTTGGTCCAATGCGCTACCAAATCTTTGATTGTGAAAATCCAATTGATTAACACTGCCAAATACAGTTTGGTCTTTACGTACTGATGATGCCCATATTCCACTGTTAAATTGTAAACGAATTAACCAACTAGCATCCTGCGATTGTGCAATTATTTCTGGATCAAAGTCACCAGAAATATTAATATTGTCTGCTGTAATTACAAACCAACGATCCTTCTTGTTGTCATACTTTAATCCAAATGCCTGCTGTGCTTTGATTCGAGCTGTAATTTCATTGATTTCATTTGGATTAAAAATTGTTCTTAGGTTAGGAATCCATTCCTGTGCAATGGCGCCATCGGGTATAATGCCATCTAAAAACACTGCTCCTAATCCATTTGCTCTTAGACCAGTGTTTGTACCACTATTATCAGCAAGACCAAAGCCTTCGCGATAAACATCTAAAATCTTTGACCACTTGGTGCCAAAGCTAATAAGTGAATTTTTACGTAAACTTCTCTGTTCTAATACAACACTACCTTTGCCAATTCTAATTGGTGTTTTGTTTAAATCATTGCCATAGTAAAAATAACCGTGGCTAGAATCTGTTGTGTAATCAATATTCTTCCAACGAATGTCGGGTTGGCCTACTGCAACTGTAACCCTAGGATACATCTTTGGTTCACGATTTTTATAGTATAATTGATGTGTACCGCGATTCAACAATGATTTTTCAATCCAGTTAATAATGTCTTCTAATCCAACAATTTCATTGATTGTATCTTGGTAAGTTGTTTCTGTTGTGTACAAGAAGCCGTCTTCTGCAAATGTAATAACAGGACGATATGTTCCTGTTGGATCATTGACATCAGCATACAAACTTTGACCAGCATGTACACGATTGATTGCTTGAATTTTATCCACGCCACCAACTCTACCTTCTGGATAGATGTTGTAGTCACTTGCAGTAATCATACGATCCTGGCTTGCAGAAGTACGACTTGCTCTGTTTTTGATCTGCGTTAGTGATTCACTTGCTGTGCTAGATGCTATTTGTACCAAATCTAGTGTAGCAAGTAAATCTTGTTCTGTACCGGTACTATCAACATAACGAACTGATACCTGTAATCCCTGTACATCTTGTGTGGTAATTACTACATTCTCATTTGCACTTTGTCTGTACCAAATACGAATGTTCCCACTTGGAATTTCTGAGAAGGTGCCATCACCAAACTTAATTGATATAGAGTCGTTTTCTCTTGTAATAACTTCATAAATTTTTCTAACGTCTTTATCAACTGCATTAAATGCAATATTTTTACCAACTGTACTTGGAACCTGCGTCCATGTATCTAAAATAACACCATTACCATCAATACTTTGTACCCATACGTCAGTTTCATTTACATTAGATCCAGCTAGGTCAATAACACGGTTTTCTACTTTTGTAGTTAACACATAATCTTCATATTTTAAATTACCCTGTTTGAACAAGAAGAACCAACCATTGGTTGGGTTTATATAACCAGTGCCATCATTGTTGAATAATGTTGTTAGGTATCCGTATGGATTCGGTTCACTTTCAATTGCCAACTTAGAATCTGGATCAATCATAACAGGAACAAGTTCACAACTGTATGTTGAACTATTTCTAGCATTTAGGTTAAATGTTTCAACCATGGTACGATCAATCGGTTGATCAATTTGATAAATTTCTCTTACTACACCATTGCTGACAATGCTACTAACTGGGCGGCCAACTGGATTTCCTTTATTCAATACTTCGTTAAAAATCAAAGTAAATTGTTCTGCAAAATCTGCATTTAATGGATCAGCCCATACAATTGTTTCCCCTGCTAAATTCTGACCTTGACTGTCATATAAATTCTGTGATGTGCTAATTGCACTAACACGTATGAATCCATTGGCATTGCCATTACGATATGGCTTATAACCAAGTTGACGAGCAATGCTTAATACATTGGCACGAACTTCAGCTGTGTCTAAAAATGTTTCACGTAAATTTAAATCACCACGAAAGGCAATATTTTGACCCATGTAAGAAAGCACGTCAATAATTGCTACATACTCACTGCTGTTGATAAAGTCATTGAAGTCCTCGGGATAGTTTGTTTTAATGTATCCCAACAAAGCTGTGCGTAGGCTTTCAAAATCATAAGATTTAAAGTCTGGATTTACTAGATAACGATAGTTGTTTAACCATGTTTCGGCAGCATATAGCTGACCAAGTCTACGAGTCTGGCTCATACTGTTGTTGTTCCTTTGTTATACTCAATTGGTAATATTATTGTTTGATTTGTTGGAACATAGGTTGCAACAACTTCAATGTTTAATGCGTTGGGCTGTTCTGATATTGAAACACTTTGCAGAGCCCAACGCGGATCATTGGCAATAATTTTACGTACATCTGCATCGATTAAATTAATTGTGCTATTGTCAAGTGGGTCAAATAATAAGTCCCATACAATACTGCCAAATTCTGGCATCATTACTCTTTCGCCTTTGCGAATATTGAAATGATTCATTAAATCTTGTTTTGCTAATTCAAGGTCGTAAAGGGATGGAGACAAGAATGTTGTCCCAATTGAACTATATCCCTTAAATTTTGATTTAAAAAGTGGCATAACTCTATTTACCAGCTTTTATTAAACTGGGTTATATCAATTAGGGGCGCCGTACTTGTCTTGTAATTGTTGGGCTGTAAGCTTGGAACCAGATGGAACTTGTCCGGTATTCAGCCAGCTACTGCGTTCATATTGGCCAAATTGCTGACTGGTTGGTGGGCCGTAGGCGGCTTCAACGCGATTGCCAGTTTGAGGACCATTCCCTAAGCCGCCTCTCCACGGAGTTTGTGGATTACGAGCTTTGCCATTGAGTACAGCATTTTGATCTGATTTCATACCCTGTTGCATTAATTGCTCTGGGCTCTTGTTAGGACTATCTGGATTGTGTTTGCCAGTCATAGCATAACGTGCTTCACTGTCACGCTGATTTGAACTGTTAGAGTATGTGGAATTTGCCCAAATTTTAGCAATATCTGCTCTGGTTGGTTTACCATCAGACTGACTGGCGGCACTTTGAACTAGCTGTTTGGCCATTGTGTTTGCTTGGCCTGGATTACCATATGCTGCCATAATTAGCGCATCAATTTGTGCTTGTGTGATACACACATTTTTACCTGCACTTTCGCTTTGTATTGTTTTGATAATAGGTGGCGTAACGTGTCTATCAACAATTTGACGACATGCCATTCTAGCTTCCTTTTCACTGGGACCAGCAAGTAGGGCTTGTTTAATATTGTCATCTAGTTTACTTGCAGGATTACCTGGACCAAAAATATCAATACGAGTTCCGTATCCAACGCTGTATCCTTGATAATCACTATACATCATACCACGATAAGCTTCACGGCTCATCATAGCGGTAAATCCTTCCTCGCTTAGTCTATTCTGTGTAGGATCTGGTACACAATCAACAGCATTTGTGTCTGTTGGCGGTGGCAAATCCTCATAACTCGACGGCGCTGGAGTGATATTAGGCTGGCCAAGCTTGTCATCACTTACCCCAATTGGCGTAGTTGGTTGTTCGCCACCTTTGCTTACATGTCCACCATATGGTTCCGCTTCTGGTACGCGACTGCCAATACTCTTACCAACATCTCTGTTGGATATTAAAGAATTTTCTTCTGGTTTATCTGCGGCTTCGGCTGGTGGACCATTTAAGTCAATGCGTTGGCCTGTTAGCTTCATTTGGCTGTCTGCCAAGATGTTTACATTCTGATTACTTGTCAGCTTCATACCTGTTGTGCCAGTTGCGTTAAATACTTCACACGCTTCCGCTTGAATATTCTTTGTGGCCAACATATTAATATTATTTGCCGCTTCAATGTTAACATTGTTACCAGCATGTAAGTTGATACTTTTTTCGGCAGCAAAGCTGATATCTCCTGAAGCATACACATCAACATTACCTTCTTTGTCAAGCTGTAGCCATGCACTACCATTGGCATTGATCATGTAGATAAAACCTTCATCATTATCCATCATAATCATGTTGCCGCTGTTTGTACGCAAACGTATCTGACCGCTGCCACCATTGGAACCATCGTCCATGACAAACTGATGTTGGCCTGGTGTTAGTATACCATAAGCATAGCCTGTATTCTTGTCTTTGGCTCTAAAAGGCCCGGCATTTATATGTCCACGACGCAGGTCATTTTCTAGTCCTTGCTTAGACAGTATATGACTCATTGGATGTTCTGGTCTGTTTTCTACTTGTTTGTCTGTTGTGTTATAACGATTGCGTTCTGCTAAAGGACGTACTTTGCCTTCGTGTGTGCTGCCACTGGCTAACGCAGGTATTGCATGTGTGTGTCCATCTTGAGGTAAACAACTCCACCAGATACCCTGATGTGTTTCTCCATTAATAAAGCCACATATAACTTGTACGTTTTTATCAGGTGGAACCATCCACATACCATAGCTTTGATTTGTTTGAGGAAATTTTACAGCATCGTTTGCCTGTGCTTCTTTTTTACTATCCCCAGCGCCGGCAAATGGCGGACAATAGCGAACCGTGTACCAACTGGTATCATCATCTTCTTTGCTGTTACTCAGCTGAGGAATCCAAACACGCAATCTGCCCAAACCTTTTTCATCAACATTTGTCTTTACCTTACCAAGATAAATGCCAAAGTTTTTATTTGTTGGCTTTGAACTGCCAGAAGGGTTATATCCTGATGAATTTACTTCCATTTAATTGCCTTGTTTCTTGCTAGTGCCGTCAGCATTCCAACCGCCTGCGTATTTAGAATCCCAGACCTGTTGTGCTTTCCAGTTATTAGAATCTGTTGGCCTTGGTGGGACATTATTACTTGGATTTGCTGGATAGTTTTGACTTGCTCTTGTATTACTTGCATTTGCGCTAGGGAACGGGCCAGCGTTACTGGGTCCTTTACCTGCGGCATCACCTTTGCCAGCTGATTCACTGCCAGAATCTTTTCCAGGTTTTCCGCTCCACGGATTTGATAACTGTTCTCTATAACATTCGAGATTAGTGGTAAACTTTCCTTTTACAAATTTGTTTACAACTTTCTTAGAACAATATATACCAGTAATAGCATCTGCATTGCGAAGAGACATTAGGTCTTCACCGGTCCAATCAACAGAAGGTACAACAGCTTCAAAGTAAATGTAAGGTAACCAATTATGACTGGCTGTTTTCTTTCTTTTCTCTGCCATTTGATCTTCAGTTAGCTGTTCTTTTTCATATTCCCAAACATCTTCTTCCCATGGCGGTTTACCTGGCTTGCCTGGTATTTGAAATAGCCAATAAGGATCACCAACTACTTCAATATTCATTGTAAACATATCACTACCACCAGTGGCCTGATTATTACCAATCTGCCTGTAAATGCTGTATTCCTGAGCACTTTCTTGATACACAGAAGCCTGCTGACTATTTTGATCCACACTAGTATTCATGTGATAATACTTTGGCATGTGTGGCCACCAACCTTTTTTAGTTGATATTGAATCTTTGTCACCTTTCTTAAAAGGAATGTCTTCTGCATAATATTGTGTTTTGCCATCACCTAGCTGTTTTACTTGTCTTACTTCATCGCATTTTAATGCCTTGGAGTTTTGACTGCCTGCTGGTTTTGCTTTTGTTGTCTTAGAAGATGCAGTGGAGGCTATTGGTTTACCGCTTTCACTATCAATCCACAATGGACGAACATTACGCCATAGGTTATCAATTTTAATGTCGGCGTTGACCACTTCAATGTTCTCACCTGTGTATATCCACTTGTACACTTTTCTTAATAGGCCTTTTTTAATCCAGTTATCAACACGCTTGTCTCTGTTGACAGGATCTTGTGCATCCATGTATTCTTGTGGACTAATGATGTTTTTAGCATCTTCTTTTGTTGTAATAAAATAGTGTATCTCTTGAACAACACCACCATACTTGTTATCAAACAATGGCTTCTTATCTTTTTCAATGGCCTTGGAACCTGATATGATACTGAAATTTTTAGCAGGGAGATGTATAGTTCCAGGCTTTGTATCAGTATCGTTATAGTCTTTCTTTTCAGGAATACGATGTAAAAATTTTAGAACTTCCTGACTGTTGGGCATTGAACTTAATATAAATGTTTGGATGGTTGTGCCAGTCTCAACTTGAATCTCGCCTTTCCTCATGCCCCATAAGTGTGATAGGTCACTGACAAATCCATGATCAAATTTTAAATTAGCAATTTCTTTATGTGCAGAAATTTTATACTTGTGCGGATAACAACGAATGCCTGATTTTACTTTTTCTTCTTCTCTTTTATTTAGAGCTTCTTCTAACTGAGAACAGAACTTGCCAATGTTGTTAGGATATCCTGCCATGCGAAAACCTTGTTCTAAATTTGTATGATCAGATAGTTTTGCTGTACCTAAATCTGGGAACATTTCAAAATCATACGTACTACCTTGATAATTTAGGGACATGTTTAACTTTAAAAGTTTAACATACCAACGGAATACCAATTCTTCATCTTCCCATGATTTACAAACAACCGGTTGATCATCGCCATCATAACCTGTAAAGAAAATTTCTAATAGGTAAACAGCATCGCTGTTATTAGGATAGTCAAGAGCCATTGCTGCCAGACTAACAGCTTCGATAAATCTGCCGCCAAGAGGTTCAACTAACTTCCCTTGAAATTTGTGGAAATCCTGCATTGCATAGTTGGGTGTTGCATTACCTGTGCCAACTGTTTCAATTGTTAGCTCTTCAAGAAACACACTGCCTGTGCCTCCTGTTTCCCACATTGTTATGCCTTTTTTAAAATCATAAGACCTATCAGTTCTAGACTTTGTTGATTCACTAGATGGCATCATGGTCAATCTAGTGTTATACGTAATGTTGTTATAGTTTTGTAAAGGGTTATAATGAATATCTGGCAAGCCGACACTGTCATTATAAGTTGGTTTCTGTGCCATTAGATAACTCCACTAATGTCGTTACTTGATAATACTCTAATAACCATTCCAGCTTGTAAATCTCTAACTGGATCTTGAAGTTGGTTTCTGTTTAACAATGCAATTACCCACCAATAGTTGCTGTTACCATATAAGTCAAAGCTTAACAAATCGGGCCTGTGTTGGTGTCTTGGTGTTACTGTAAAGTATTCTGGTGTTTTATTTCTTAACAACTCTGTTGCTGTTGGGAACTTGGCAACATCTAAATAAAAGTCTGTTACAGGAGTATTTGAATATTGATTAATACCAGTCGTTGCCATCAGATATATCCATCCCCTAATAATGTACCACTGACAAAATCAGCAAGTGTATAATTTTTAACTGCATCGATCATATTCATTTGAACAATTAACGAAACACTCATGTCAAACAATACTGGCACCGCTTGTGTGCCTCCAAATACTTCTGCTGTAATATAATCAACATCGTTTGGATAATCATATTGAAAGTTTTTAACAACCACTGGAGTGTTATTATAAAGTCCATGAGCACTTAATCTACCAATTGGTGGCGGTGTGCCTTTCTTAGAATCACCACGACCGTAGAACATGCTGGTTGCACTTCTTAATAAATGAATACACCTTAATGTTTTTACAGCTTCTGCTGTATTGCGACTAAACCAAGGACCGGTGATTGTTACCACCGGTACTGATCTGTTACCAAAAGCACTAGGTTGATAATTGGTATGTTGTAATTCCCAGGTTTGATAATTTACATCAATGCTTTGACTAATTCTAGGAGTACTAGGCCAGCTTACTACTTCAGCATCGCCAGCATAGGTAGTAGAACGAGGATCACTATATCCATTCTTTTTACCTGAAGCATCCGTGCCCATGCCACTAAGTGCTTTAAAAGAAATTGTTACTGGAGATGCTAAATTAGCCACCATATTCTCCTAACTTTGAATCAAAGATGCGTTTGATTTTTTTGTAAAACTGTTGCCCTTGTGGGTAAAGTTCTTCAATAATTTTTAATCTGTTCTCATCGTCACTTTGACGATATAATTCTCTAATCTTACTAGCATTGTTTACTGTTTTCCCTAAGATAGTAAACTTTACATCTTTAACAGGGACAACATAACCATGTCCACTGCGTGTGCCGTCAGCGTTCTTTTTATCTGAGAATGGCATTAAATTCTTTTTAGTGTAGCGTTGGAAATAACTTGGAGTCCCATCCTTCAATGGAGAAAAACTAAAACGCGGATCCTCATTCATATCTTTTTGCCCAACGCCAAATACCAAAATATCTTTTTCAGGATTTAAACCCAGTTTACTTGGTATTACTCTTGGTGAATATGGTACTGTTTCTTCAACAACGTGGTCAACTGGAATACCTGCGGCCTGCATCATAACAAGCTTTTCGGCAAAACTAAATGGACTTGTCTCTGGCACAACCTTACCACTTGTAGCAACGTAAGTATTAGCGATGCCAAATTTAGCGGCCAACTCGCGGAACACATCCCCATGCCCAATATGAAACGGGTGGAAACGGCCAGCATAAATAGCAATTGTACGAGGTGCTAAATCTGTGATTTTCATTATGATTCTCCTACTTGTATTTACCGTTTCCGTTATGTACCTACTTTACCGTAAACCGTTGACGTTTAGTAATACATTATGTTAAACTAATAACAAGGAGATTCACATGGAAGAAAAAACAAAAACAATTTATCTAAAGAACAAAGACATTTTATTAGAGATTCATCGCAGTAAAATGACCTATTGTTGGAGAGCAGATGAAAAATATCAACAATATGATTATATTTCATCAGACCTTAAAACCTTTCATAATCGCAAAACTAAAGCATGCCCCGAAGGTGCCATTAACTTGGCCCGAGAAGCCAGAGCCTCAAGGCTGAGTCAACAAGTTTATCAGGAAGCACTTGCATTATGGGATGGTAAGGCCAGTACTAAACCCAAGGCTGACGATTTTGCAATAGATCCTAAAAAAATTCCACTGAGTGATTTAGTAGTGAGAGTTATGACATGGGAACATATTCCATTAGAGCCAGGTCGCAAAAACAATCCCAAAAGTCTTGCTGATCATCGATCCAAAGTAAACTTTCCTCCTTTTAAACATTTTGTACAAGATGCTGAAGGTAACTGGATTGAAGTGTTGCGTAGTCACTGGACGGGTGATTTGACAACAGGCGAGTTTAGTGTTGATCATGGACAAATTACCAATCGCCTCGGTGCCATGTTCTTAAAACTGTGCGAACGTTATAGCCTACGTAGCAATTGGCGTGGTTATAGCTATGTTGATGAAATGCGAGGTCAAGCTCTTATTCAACTTACACAGATTGCATTGCAGTTCGATGAAGGCAAGTCACAGAATCCCTTTGCTTATTATACTGCCGCAGTAACAAACAGCTTTACTCGTATTTTGAATATTGAAAAACGTCAACGTGATATACGCGACGACATCTTACAAGATTCTGGCCAGACGCCTTCGTGGACACGCCAAATGGAAAGTTCAATGACATATCAAGCTGAGATGGAAAGAATGAACGCCTTAAAAGATGTTGTAACTGATGACATACCAGTATCTACCATCGGAGATGGTGACTTAATTATAGAAGAAAGTGAACCAGTAAATGACTAATCCGTTTCGCGACCAAGAAAAGTTTATGCGGGCCTGCGATCAAACTGTAGGCGAGTTTAATCAAGATCAATTTAAATTATATGTTAACTTAATCAATGAAGAATTTAAAGAACTTAAAGAAGCAATTAACAATAATGATCTATTAGAAACACTTGATGCACTAGAAGATATTCTTGTAGTTACAATAGGTGCTATTCATAGTGCAGGATTTGATGGCGAAGGCGGATGGAAAGAAGTTATGAAAACAAACTTTGCTAAAATTGACAAAGATACAGGCAAGGTTCGTAAACGTGACGATGGCAAGGTGCTAAAACCTCTAGGTTGGGTACCGCCTGATCTAAAACCATTCTTAAAAAGGGAATAAGCCATGCATTCAGAAAGTTTAAAACATCATATTATGCACTTGGAAAAGTCGCATGAAAAGTTAGACAAAGAAGTTGATACACTTGAAAAGACTGGACTCTATGAGGATCTTCGCATTGAGAGCCTTAAGAAAAAACGTCTTTATCTCAAAGATGAACTAACTCGCTGTAGACAACAACTTGCAGAAATGCTAAAATAACAGTTATGACACAACCTTTTAAGAAAGCCGTGTGCTTTACAGATATCCATTTTGGTTTAAGAAACAACAGCCGAGCTCACAATGATGACTGTGAAAACTTTATTAAGTGGATGGTAGAAGAAGCCAGGCAAGAAGGTGCCGAAACATGCATCTTTCTTGGAGATTGGCACAACAACAGATCCACTGTTAATGTAAGCACACTAAACTACACAACATCTAATGTCAAGTACCTTTCAGAAAACTTTGAAAAGGTGTACATTATCATGGGTAATCATGATTTGGCTTATCGCGAGAAGCGTGAGATTAATTCACTACCATTTGCTAAACACTTGGATAATGTTGTTCTAGTTGACGAACACCTAACAGTTGGTGACATGACTATTATTCCTTGGCTTGTTGGCAATGAGTGGGAAGAAATGTCAAAATTAAAAAGTCGCTATGTATTTGGACATTTTGAACTACCTCATTTTAAAATGAACGCTATGGTTGAGATGCCGGATCATGGTGGACTTAACGCTGGACACTTTCCTAATCAGGAACTTGTGTTTAGTGGACATTTCCACAAGCGCCAACGCAAAGGCAACATTATTTACTTGGGCAATCCGTTCCCGCACAACTACGCAGATGCCTGGGATGACGAGCGCGGCTGTATGTTTTTAGAACATGGCGGAGAGCCAAATTTTAGATCCTGGCCTAATGCTCCTAAGTTTAGAACATTAACACTTACTCAGGCTATTGATCGTAACGAAGAATTGTTTGATAGTCAAACATTTGCTCGAATTACCATTGACGTAGATATTAGCTATGAAGAAGCAAGCTATATCAAAGAACAATGGGTCGAAAAATATAATATGCGCGAGCTAAGTCTTATTCCAGGTAAGAAGGAAGAACATGCAACAGAATGGTCTGGTGGTGAAATTCAATTTGAATCAGTTGATGCCATTGTATTAAATCAGATTCAAGCAATTGACTCTGATGTTATTGATAAACAAATTTTAACACACATCTATCAAGGGTTAACAGTTTGATTAAGTTTAACAACCTAACAATTAAAAACTTCATGAGCGTAGGCAATGTAACGCAGGGCTTACGCATGAACCAGTATGGATTAACACTTGTACTTGGTAACAACTTAGATCTTGGCGGGGATGGTGCTCGTAATGGTGTAGGTAAAACTACAATGGTTAATGCACTTAGCTATGCCATTTATGGTTCTGCACTTACAAACATTCGCAAAGAAAATCTAATCAATAAGACCAATACAAAAGGCATGTTAGTCACTGTTGAATTTGAAAAGAATGGCAACAAGTATCGAATTGAACGTGGTCGCAAGCCTAACTTACTAAGATTCATAGTTGATGATCAGGAAGTAAACGAAGCTGGCACAGATGAAGGTGCTGGCGAAAATCGTGTTACCCAAGAAGCTATTGAACGTGTAGTTGGTATGAGTGCTGAAATGTTCAAACATCTGATTGCACTAAACACTTATACACAACCTTTCTTAAGTCTCAAGAGTGGCGAACAACGAGATATCATTGAAGAACTGCTTGGCATCACTCAACTGAGTGAAAAGGCTGATGTACTTAAAGACCAAATTAAATCTAGCAAAGAACAGATTAGAGATGAAGATGCTAGGATTAAGGCCTTGCAAGAAAGTAACGCCCGTGTTCAATCTAGTATCGATGATTTAGAACGTAGGTCTGGTGTATGGTCAAGAAAACGCAATGATGAAATTGCGGCCATGGTATCTGCTGTTGAAGAATTAGAATCAACTGACATTGAAGCAGAGCTCGAAGCACATAGGGCATTAGTACAATACAAAGATAACGAAAGTCGCCTAAAGTTAGCCAATAAAGAATTAGCCAACAGACAAAGTAATGTTAAAAAGTTGCAAGATGCTCTTGGTGTTGCACAAAGGAGCCTTGCTTCTATTAAGGCTCATCAATGTCCAAGTTGTGGTCAAAATGTTCATGATGAAAAACATGACCAGATGGTTGCTGACTCACAAGCTAATGCAGATTTAACTGTTGCCACACTTAAAGAAGAACATGGATTCTTAGCTCAAGCAAATGTTATGGTTCAGTCTATTGGTAATCTAGGTGATAGGCCACGCACCAAATATGTAAATGTTGAAGATGCCGCGGCTCATAAAAATAATCTAGAAAATATTCGCAAACAATTAGAAACAATGCGAGCAGAAGAAAATCCGTATCAAGACCAAATTGAAGCAATGAAGAAAACTGCATTGGCAGAGGTTAGCTGGGACGAGATTAACAGAGTAAGTAAGCTACTTGAGCATCAAGAATTCTTGCTTAAATTGCTTACAAGTAAAGACTCATTTGTTCGAAAACGTATTATTGAACAAAATCTTGCGTATTTGAATCACAGATTAAGTTACTACTTGGATAAGTTACAATTGCCACATCAAGTTACTTTCAAGAGTGATTTGGAAGTTGATATTAGTCAATTGGGACAAAGTTTTGACTTTGACAATTTGAGTAGGGGAGAACGTAATCGGTTAATTTTAGCACTAAGCTGGAGTTTCCGAGACGTTTATGAAAGTTTTACAGAGCCAATGAACTTGATGTTTATTGACGAGTTAGTTGACTCTGGAATGGATAGTGTTGGCATTGAACACTCAATGTCAGTATTAAAATCCATGGGACGTGAAATGAATCGAAACATTTTCCTTATCTCACATAGAGATGAGTTAGCAAGTCGAGTTAATCATGTGCTCATGGTTGTCAAAGAAAATGGATTTACCATGCTTGACACAGATACGCAAGTAAACGAAATAAACTAAGGAGACATTATGTCAGCAAATCACAATTCACTATTAGAACAATTTGAAATTTATAAAGCAGAGAACGAAAAGTTTGCAGGTAAGGGCGTTAAGGCCGCAGCCGCTCGTGCTCGCAAAGCACTTCAGGAAATGAGTAAAGCTATCAAAGAACGCCGTAAAGAGATTACTGCCGAAAAAGAAGCTTTATCAACTCCAAAATAATATGACATGGTACTATCAAGGTACCATTGTCAATGAATTACCTGAAGATTGTGTTGGTTTTGTTTATTTGATTACAAACAAAACCAACAATCGGAAGTATGTTGGTAAGAAATTAGCAAAGTTCTCTAAGACTACCTATAAAGTTGTCAAACAAAAGAACGGTGTTAAAAAAAAGAAACGAATTCGCAGTAAAATTGACAGTGACTGGTTGACCTATTTTGGTTCTAGCCCCGAGTTGAGCAAAGATATAGAACTGCTTGGACAAGATAACTTTGTCAGAGAAATTTTACACTATTGCCGATCAAAATCTGCGTGTTCTTATCTTGAAGCTAAAGAACAATTTGATAGAAAAGTGCTTGAAACAATGGATTATTACAACGGACACATACAGGTTCGTGTACATGGCTCACACATAATAAACAAACTATAATTGGGTTTTAACCTTGGCTCATTCTTGATAACTAATTAACTAATATTTTCCCTCTTTGGCTAATAACTACGCAACGTAGACACTCTCAGCGATAATCGCACACTCCGTTAGCAACTAACTCATCCATACAATAGATCACTACTGATAGGCATGTGTCGCCGATATAAGTTGACACCCATAAAACCAGGCACTAGGGTTGCGCTGGGGAAGGAAATTCCGTGCAGTAGCGGAGACTAACGCCCACTATCCTTAACAGGACGAAGTTCAATTGCTTGAAAAGAACTGGGATTAGTATAGTAAAGCTAAAATGAGTAGGCTCTGGTGAACTATTACAACCTACATACTGCAAACGCGATTTTAACTAGGCCTTGCAGTAGCGTCATATAAGATGAGCGTAAAAGGGTACAGCGTGACCGCCCTAACTTTAACAAGTTGCTTTAGTTGAATGTGGCTTGGACTTCGGTGTCAAGTTTTTTATCTTAGCCGGTAAAACGGCTAAGTGTGACTGAATCATCAGTGTCAAGTAATCATAATGTTAATCACTTGCTTCTACTATACTTTATCGTGTTAACTAAAAATAATTGTAGTTTAAAATAAATTGAATGAGCAAGAGCGATAGCGATGCGAAATTCAAGAGCGAAGTATTCGCTCTACCAAGATAATAAATGATTATCTACGAGCTATTCCCTTTTTACCATAGAATGTTTCTGTATGTTCCTTGATGGTTTCACTAAGGATTAATCGTTCTAGGTAAGTCATGTTCCAAATTGTGTCAGGACTAATGTTACCCCAAACACTCATTGTGGATACTTCTTTGATTAAGGCTCTTGCCTCTTCTTCAATTCCATTGATAAATCGAGCAATTGCTGATCTATCAAGACCCAAGGTCAAGAGCCGTTGTCGAAAAAACTTGTTGGATCAAATAACATGTCACTGGTGAAATCTTCGCCACAGTGATCACATTTGATACTTACTGTTCGAGTAATACCATATTCTGCAAAACGTTTTAATTCTTGATCAAGTCTTTCATTGCTTGCTCTGTCAAGATTCTTAACCCATTCAACTATGTGTGCTTGATTTGTTACTTCTGATCCATCTGGTAACACTACATTGACAATACTTTGTGACAACATTTCTTGGCTTAATAATACTAACTCATTGTAGCCCTTGTTGGCAATTGCGGCTTTCTGGTCTACTGTAGCCTTTTCATCTGCTTCTGCGGCTTGTAATTGACGCATTGTGATAAACTGAACTCTTAGTAATTTACTTTGTGCTTCAAGTGTATAAGGTTTTAGGTGAACCTGTACACCTGAACTTAGTGTAACTTTACCTAGGTCATTGGGAATTGTACGACTTGTACCTAATACACCACCCAGTCCAATTGTAACATGTTGCCCGCGACCTTCGCTGGCTTCGCATCCATGTCTTACGTCAATACTCATGTCATCACCATAACTGGTCATTCGCATTGCTACTAAAATTACATCAATGTCTGGAGCAGGAATCTCATTTACATTTGGAATATCTGGGCATACGCTGGCAATGACTTGTTTTAGTGCTTCACCGTTTAATAATGCATCTGGATTCTTAAGCAACAACTCATCTTTTGCAGTCATTGGATAAACTGCTAATTCGCCAGTGTCAGACAGTCTTGGTAAAACTTTGTAGTATTTTCCTTTACTTGGTAAATCAACATAAGTTCCTGGTCTACGATAAAATTGAGCCAACGGATTCGCTTGTGGCATTTTAATTGGCTGAGTTAGTGGGTTCATATTATCCATATACTTAATTCTTTCCGATAAATAGGTTTATAAAAAACCCAAATTACATGATGTATTTAACGGCGTTTTAACAACTGATAGGACCAAATGGCAGACTTTGACCAAAGAGAATTTGACGAATCGTTAGATAAGTTTTATAAAAAGCTCTCTGCTCTGTCAGAAACACTGGGACGAGGGGGTCCGGGTGGCAGTAAACCACCCGGATCTACAGGTGGCAAACAAGCTAAAGTACCAGAAACACCAGAAGAACGTGCTTATGCTGATAAAATCAAGCGTTTGACTAAAATGCAAGATGCTGGCATCAAACTTGGCAAAGAAGACAGCGAAGCACTTAAAGACCATACTAAACAAACTGAAAAATTAACCAGTGCTCAGGGTGATTTAGAACAAAGCATGAAGTATACCAGAAAACAGTTAGTTGGACTTGGTAAAGATATGCTCACTGGGAAAGGTAGTTTAGGTGATGCTACTAGTAGTTTGGCAAATATATTTGATCGCAGTTCAAGTAGAGCAGGCAAAGCCATTTACGGTTTTGCCGCAGGTGCAAGCTTTGCACTTGGTGCAATGGAAAACTTTGCAAAAAGTGCCGCCGACATGGGAGGTTTTGCTGACCTGAGTGCATTTAGAGTTGGATCAATACGGCAGGCAAAGTTAATGAGTGCCTTAGGCGATAGTTTTATTAAAGTTGTTGAACAAAGTGAAGGTGGATTCAAGGCCTTTGGATCAAATAGTCAAGAAGCTGTTGAAAATTTAAGTGCATTATCACGTGGTCTTCGTTTGGGTTCGTACACATTAAGCAGTACGATGAGAAAAACACTAGGTAATGAACTAGTTGGTACAATGAACAAGGCCGCAAAATCTACAGCGGCAATGGGATTAAGTCAAGAAGAACAAGCCAATTTAATGGGTTCAATTGCATCTACTGTACAATTGAATGCTAAAAATGAACAAGATGCACAAAGAAAATTAGTCGAACAATACGCTAAAACAGTTGATTCAGCTAGAACATTGAGTAATACATTTGGTATAAGTGCTAAAGAAATTTTAAAGAGTGTAGAAAACTTTAACAAAAGTACAGCAGGTAAAGCGGCAGCACTGCAAGGCGTAACAGGTGCTCAGGAAATTAAAACTTCATTACAGGCTGCTGGTGTGCAAGGGAGTGAAGATGATTTAAATCGTATGGCACTTGCACTCGCTAAAGGTGAACGTGGTGTTGCTGGTACTTACACCAATGCAGAATCGCAAGCTTCACTTGATGCTGTAAACAGAGCAGTTGAACAAGCAAGAGCAAGCGGTGGCGGTAAAATAACTGCTGAAGGCATGCAACAAGGTATGATTGAACAACGTGGCTCATTTGAAGCCATTGGTGCTCAACGTCAAAATCTTGGAGCCAAGGGACAAGAAGGATTATTTGATACAGGCGTTGCTGCCTCTACATTGGCTAAAAAGTTAGACTTACAGGCCAAAGCAGCCGCCGGTGATGCCAAGGCTTCTAAAGAGTTGGAAAAGATGCTTAAAACATCTGAAGCAAGTAATATTCAATCAATGGATCAACTACAAGGCGCACTTGATTCATTAAGAGGTGTAGTAATAGGATTAACAGCCGCAATTGTTGGCTTAACTGGTATGCTTGCCCCATTGGTTATGGGTGGTATTGGCGCTATGGTGCTACCAAAATTAATGGATAAGATAGGTCTTGGTTTAGGCGATAAAGTTGGAGGTATATTTGGCAAGTTAGGTGAAAAGGCCACAGATAAGGGAAGCAAAATTCCTTTGCCTGGTTCTATGGACAGCTGGAAATCTGGACCTACTGCTGCCGGTAGCGGTGCCGGCGGTGATGGTATTGCCAAGATGCTTGGTGGTTTAGGTAAAGGAATTGGCGACTTATTAACAGGATTAGGCAAAGGTATAGGTGGCGCCGCTTCTGGAATACTAAAAGGTTTAGCAATAGGAATAAAGGCATTTGCTAATCCGGCTATTTTAATGGGTGCGGCAATATTAGGCGGAAGTATTGCGTTAATTGGTGCAGGTATTGCTGGTGCAACATGGTTAATGGGTAAAGCATTGCCAACTTTTGCAGAAGGCTTACAAGCATTTGATAATATAAACGGGGACAATCTTATTAAGATTGGTGGTGGTTTAGCGGCCATGGGCGCAGGGGCAGTTGTATTTTCTGCAGGTATGGCAGCCGCAACAGCTGGTAATATTTTAACAGGTATTATGAGCTTGTTTGGTGCCAAGAGTCCGTTAGAACGTATTATGGAATTTGTTCCTTATGCTAATGCTATTAGCGCATTAGGACAAGGAATGTTAAACTTTGGTAATGGTATTATTGCCCTTAACACTGGACTTGCTGGACTAGATGTTTCTAAGCTAAAAACACTAAAAGAAAACATGGCTTCAATTAGCCAAGTTAACATGAATTCCCCGGCAATATCTAGCAATTTCAACGCCGGGTTGGGTAATATAGCTGGTCCTAATGCAGCCAATGGTAGTTCAATGACACCTGAAATGGTTACTCAGGTTATGAGTTATTTGTCAAATATACAAAACGAATTACAAGCAATTCGTGGCAATACAAAATCTGGACCATCAGTTGCTCCGGTAAGATTAAGTTAAATTTAATAGGTAAGTAAGTTTATGTCATGGCGCAAACACTTTAAAATCTGGGACCCAGCAGAGGATCTTAGTCAAACCCAAGGTAGAGCTGGTGCAGGTTCATCAGCCAAATTTTCAAGCTGGCTACAAGAAGTTTATACTGGTCAGCCTAATCGAGTTGAACGATACATTCAATACGATCAAATGGACATGGACAGTGAAGTCAATGCCGCACTTGATACCATTGCAGAATTCTGTACACAGGCTGATGCAAAAACAAACTTACCTTTTCAAGTTTTATGGAAAGAAGATCCAACCGACAGTGAAAGCACAATCTTACAAGAATCATTGAAAAAATGGTGTGCTATCAATACTCTGCATCAGCGTATTTTCCGTATATTCCGTAGTACAATCAAGTATGGAGATCATTTCTTCTTACGTGATCCAGAAACATTTGAATTATACTGGGTAAACCCAACAGATGTAAAACGTGCTGTTATTAACGAAGCAAATGGTCGAGCAGTTGAGCAATATGTTATTGCAAACATACATCCCAATTTGGCTGTTAAAGTAGCAACAAAGCCAATTGAAAGTGTAAAAACACTGGCAAGTACAGCTACAACAAGTGCAATGGGTCCATATTCAAACCCATCAAATTATGCAAAACCAGGTTCACAAGGTGGCGAAGTTGCCATTGACGGTAATGACATTATTCACGTTACACTAAATGAAGGCTTAGATGTAAGTTGGCCATTTGGTGGTAGTATATTAGACAGCGTATTCAAGATTTACAAACAGAAAGAATTGCTTGAAGATGCTATCATTATATATCGTGTACAACGTGCCCCTGAACGTCGTGTGTTTTATATTGACACAGGTAATTTACCAGCACACCAAGCTATGGCATTTGTTGAACGTGTCAAAAACGAAATCCATCAAAGACGTATTCCAACTCGCACAGGCGGTGGCACAGCATTAGATGCAAGTTACAACCCTTTAAGCATGCTAGAAGACTTCTTCTTTGCCCAAACAGCAGACGGTCGTGGATCAAAAGTTGAAGTATTACCAGGTGGACAAGGCCTAGGTGAAATTGACGACTTAAAGTTCTTTACCAACAAGTTATTGCGTGGTTTACGTATTCCAAGTAGCTATTTGCCAACAGGCCCAGATGATACTGCCGCACAATATACAGATGGTAAGCTTGGAACAGCAATGATTCAAGAGTTCCGTTTTAACCAATATTGCCGTAGACTGCAAGGCCTAGTTGCACCTTTCTTTGACAAAGAATTTAAAGTATTCTTAAAGAATAGAGGTGTTAATATTGACAGTTCCAGCTTTGATATTGATTTATTAGAGCCACAAAACTTTAGTGCATATCGTGAAATTGAAGTCAATAACGCCAGAGCACAGACATTTACACAGCTTGCTGAAATTCCATACTTGGCACATCGCTTTAAGTTGAAGAAGTTTATGGGCTTAAATGATGATGAAATCTTAGAAAATGAGCGTCTATGGAAAGAAGAAAACGCTGATGAAAAAACTGCTACAACAGGTGAAGAATTGGCCGGCTTTGGTGCTACTGGCTTAAAAGGCCCAAATGAATCTGATCTAGATACTACCAAAGGCCTAGGTCAAGAAACATCTCCAGCAGAAGGTGAACTCCCTGAAGTAGGTGCACTGGGTACATCCGAAACTACACCTGTTGCATAAATAGCAGTATGAGATTCAACGACTTAATTGGTGCCAAAGACGAAGTTGAGGATGAAATAGATCCTGAAGTTGCCTTTTATGGTGACCTTCGACGCAAAAGGTTAACACTCGAGCATGTGAATCGTCTAAGAAAGATTCGTGATTTACGAGACTATGAAAACAAACAACGACTAGCTCTTGTTCGTAAAATGTATGCTCGTCCTACAGAATCTATCTAAATAAATTAAAATTTAAAAAAAAGATTACAGGATTTTTACAAAAAACTCCTGTTTTTCTGCCATTATACGTTGTTTTTAGTGCGTCAATAGTAAGTACTTATTGGTGCATTGGTACACATTTGTACCCCTTAGCGCAAGGAGAAAAAACAATGAGCAAAACAATTCTAGAACAAGCACTAGATCACCTTCTTAACAAAGAAGATGATAAAGCTAGCGCCTTGTTACATGATTACTATGTAGGCATTGGTCGTAAAGTTTATGAAGACATTATGGCTGATGAAATCGCTTTAGAAGACGACGAGCAGATTGATTCTGCTATCGAAGAAGTTGACAGCGAATTAACAGAAGAAGGCGACGAAGAAGCCTCCCCAGAAGAATTTGGTCCTGAAGCCAGTGAAGAAGAAGCCGGTGAATTAGGTGCTGAAATGGGTGCTGAAATGGGTGCAGACGAAGCTGACGTTGCTGATGCAATGTTAGACGTTGAATCAGCATTAGCCAAGTTAAAAGCAGAATTTGAAGAAATGATTTCTGGTACAGGTGACCACGATTCAGAAATGTCTGGTGAAGAATTAGAAGGTGAAACAGAAGAAGAAATGCCAGAAAGCATTGACGAATCTGCCGAATTAACTCGCGTTTCTAACCCAGATAATGGCGACAAGGCTGATGAAAAACGTAGCCCAGTAGCCAGTAGAAACCCAATGATGGCTCGTCCAGCAACTAACTTTGCTGGTGGTGCTGCCGAGGGCGTAGCAAGTGGTACATCACCTGCTAAAGCCCCAAAAGCACAAGACTTAGGTGGTACAACTAAACCTGCAATTAGCAAAGTAGCTAAGCCAGGTACAGCCCCAGGTCGTGAAGCTGGTTCAAGTCCTTCAGACTTACCAAGAGGTTAAACCATCATGAAACTACAGCCACTACGCGAACACTTAACTTTTGCTCAGGCCAATATGGTCGTTGAGTCAACTGAGTCAGCCAGTGGCGGTAAAGATCTCTATATGACAGGTATTTTCATTCAAGGTGCTAAACAAAACCATAATGGTCGTGTTTACCCTGTAAATGAAATTAGCCGAGCAGTAGAGAGCATTAAGTCTAGACTAGATCAAGGTTACTCAGTATTAGGTGAAGCAGACCATCCAGATGATTTACAAATTAATCTTGACCGTGTAAGTCATATGATTACTAACATGTGGATGGAAGGTGACAATGGATATGGCAAGTTAAAACTTGTTCCAACACCAATGGGTAACATTATTAAAACATTACTTGAAAGTAAAATAGGTCTGGGTGTTAGTAGCCGCGGAACAGGTGAAGTTAATGAATCAGGAAAAGTTTCTGGTTTTGAAATTGTCACAGTAGATATTGTTGCACAGCCAAGCGCACCCGATGCTTATCCAAAAGCAATTTATGAACAGGTAATGGGCAGTCGTAGACGAGCCGCTCTGATGGATGTGGCCTACGCGGCGACCTACGATAGGTCCGCACAAAAGCACTTGGAAAACGAAGTGCGTAGATTCATTCAGAATCTAAAATAAGTCTGAGGAAAGAACATGAGTCAATTTACAGAAATGTTAGGCAGTGCTGTTTTATCCGAAGAGGTGCGTGAGAATATCAACGCCGCTTGGGAAAAACACTTAGCTGAAAGCCGTCAAGAAGTTACGGCTGAACTACGTGAAGAATTTGCTTCACGTTACGAACATGATAAAGGCCAACTTATCGAAGCTATGGATAAGTTAATGCAAGACACAATCAATGCAGGCGCAGTAGAATTAAAATCTCTACGTGAGCAAGCAGTTGATCAACGTGTTAAGTATGCCGCTAAAATCAAAGAAGATGCCGCTTTATTACAAAGATTAGTTACAGAAACTCTTGCAAAAGAAGTATCTGAACTACGTAATGATCGTGCATCACAAAAAGCATCTATTGGTCAGTTAGAAGAATTTGCTTTACGCAAATTAACAGCTGAACTAAGCGAACTACACGAAGATCACAAGTCACTTGTTGGCGCTCGTGTTAAGTTAGTTGCAGAAGGCCGCAAGGCTATTGAAGAATCACGTAAAGCCTTTATTGCTAAAGCTAGCGAAAAGGTAAACGCATTAGTTGCAGAATCTTTCAAGAAAGAAATGTCACAACTAAAAGAAGACATTCGTACAGCAAAAGAAAACAATTTTGGTCGCAAGATCATGGAAGCTTTTGCCGCAGAATTTATGGCATCTAAGTTTGCAGACGGTACAGCCGTTAGCCAACTTAACAAATCAATCATCGAAATCCAAGGTCAATTAAAAGAGGCTAATACAAAACTTGAAGAAAAAGAACAACAAATTAGCGAGTCGCTTCGTCGTCAGCGCATTGCGGAAGATCAAGCACAGCGAGTTCGCGTAATGCAAGATTTATGTGCCCCGTTGTCGAAAGACAAGCGTGGCATTATGGAAGAACTTCTTGAAAGCACAGATACATCTAAGCTAAAAGATCAGTTCCAGAAATTCTTGCCATCTGTCCTAAACGAAGAAGTTCGTCGTGAGAAGAAACAATTAGTTGAAGGACAACAATCGCAGAAGACTGTGATTACTGGTAATAAATCTCAAGCTGAGATTGTTGCCGCTCCAGCCGAAGCTGACGAAACTATTCGCCAGCTACGTAAACTCGCTGGTATTTAAAGATTAAATTAGGAGACATAAAAATGTCACAAGCTCTATTTGAAAACAAAAACTGGGCCGCTACAAAAGAAGCCCTTTTAGAAGGCCTACAAGGTCAACGTAAAACAACTATGGAAGTTTGTTTAGAAAACACAAAGCGTTATTTGACAGAAACAGCAACTACAGGTGCTACAGCTTCTGGTAACGTTAGCGTTTTAAACAAGGTTATTTTGCCAGTTATTCGTCGCGTTATGCCAACAACAATCGCTAACGAATTAGTTGGTGTTCAGCCAATGCAAGGTCCAGTTAGCCAGATTCACACACTACGTGTACGTTATGCTCAAGACTCAGCTGCCGCTACAGGTGCTGGTTCATATGCTGAAGGTAACATCGGTAAAGCTGTTACAACTAATGATGAAGCTCTAAGCCCATTTAGCATTGCTCAACAATATTCTGGTGCCGCTACAGGCCGTGCTGCCGCAACAAGCGCACTAGAAGGTACTGGTGGTAACAAGCTAAACATTCAGATCTTGAAAGAGACTGTTGAAGCTAAATCACGTAAGTTAAGCGCACGTTGGACATTTGAAGCCGCTCAAGACGCACAAGCCATCCACGGTGTTGACGTTGAAGCGGAAATCATGGCTGCTTTGGCTCAAGAAATTACAGCTGAAATCGACCAAGAAGTTATTGGTTCATTAATCAACTTGGCCGGTGCCGCTTATGGTACATACGACCAATCAGCAGTTAGCGGTACAGCTAACTTCGTTGGTGACCAACACGCCGCTTTAGCTGTGTTGATTAACCGTGCTGCCAATGACATCGCTGCTCGCACACGTCGTGGTGCTGGTAACTACATCGTTGTTAGCCCAACAGCTTTAACAATTCTACAATCTGCTACTACTTCAGCTTTTGCTCGTACTACAGAAGGTACATTTGAAGCACCAACAAACACAAAATTCGTTGGTACATTAAACAGCTCAGTTCGCGTTTATGTAAATCACTACGCTGGCGACGCAAGTCCAGTTCTAGTTGGTTACAAAGGTGCTAACGAGATGGATGCTCCAGCATTCTACTGCCCATACATTCCATTGATGAGCAGTGGTGTTGTTTTAGATCCAGCAACATTCGAACCAACAGTGTCATTCATGACACGTTACGGTTATGTTGAGTTGTCAAACACAGCGTCTTCTTTAGGTAACGCTGCCGACTACGTAAACACAATCGCTATCGATAGTGCAAACCTAAGCTTCATCTAATCCCTAAAAGGTTAGTTAAGTTTGATATGAAAAGGGCAGGTAACTGCCCTTTTCCATTGACTAAGTATGGTATGTTCACAGATATGAAAACACGATTAGAACGAGCAGGGCATTGCCAAAGATGCGAGCATTACAGACGCACAATCAAGCAGTGTGCTCGATGTGGGTGTTTGGTCAATTTAAAAGTAACAATAGCAAATGAATCCTGCCCCATTGGAAAATGGACAGAAACAACTGCTGGCAATGATTTTGTAGCCGAAATTTCAAAAACAGTACAAGGTCTTTTTAAACCAAAAAATTGATTTACTGGTAAATAGTGTACAGGAGAGCTATTATGCCAAAATTAGAAGATTATGATGACAGTGGTGCATTTAATGCACTAAGTCCAAAAGTTCAAATGAATGTAGATGCACGAGTTGCCGCAGGCGGATGGTCAAGTGCTGATGAAGCGGCTAAAACTAAAGCCGTTGCTGACGCTCCCGCACAAGTAGCAGTTCAAGGTGCTACAAATACTTTAGAAACAGACGATAAGTTTGGCACTTTTATTAATAGCAAATGGCGCCCAATGATGGCGTTCATTTACATGATTACATGTACCACAGACTTTGTTATTTTTCCAGTATTGTGGAGTATTTTACAAACTGTTCAAGGCGGTCAAGTAACAAGTCAGTGGAGTCCATTGACATTGCAAGGTGCTGGTTTATACCACATTGCAATGGGTGCTGTTCTAGGTTTAGCCGCATATGGTCGTAGCCAAGAAAAGATTGCTGGTAAGTCATAATGTCAATTAAAACCAATCACTCTGACGAGTCACTAACACCTAGCTCTGGTGTACTAAAAGTTAATGCATCAGGTGCCATTGGTTTACCATCAGGCGATCAAACTGAACGCCCAACTGGTATTGCTGGTTACATTCGTTTTGCAACAGATTTAACCAAACCAGAATATTTTGACGGAACAAACTGGCAGATGTTAACAAACAAAGAGTATGTTGATAATGCAATGCACCAGATTACATTTGATAGCTTACTTGATGTTACAACAACAAATCCATCAGATGGTCAGATTGTAGCTTATGATGCAAACTTAGGGCAATTTAGAACACAGACAATAGCAATGAATATTGTTACTCGTTTGTTTTCAGGGGATGGACAAACATTGAGTTTTGATATAATTACCAGTGTTAGTTCTGTGCAAGAATTAGTTGTAAGTATCAATGGTATTTCTCAAGAACCATTTTACAGTTACACCATTGTAGATGGGCACTTTATTGTATTTGATGAAGCACCGGAATCTGGTGATAGAATACAGGTAAAAATTTTAAAGAGTACTACAGCCAGTGATAGACCTAGACCGCGTATTAGGAATATTAGTTATAGTATTATTAGCAATTACACAACAATTTCTATTGTTGCAACAGATGTTACATTTGGAACAGGCGTCAAAATTGGCGGTAGAGCAATTACAAGGATAGATTATCCAACTTCAGAAACCATTCAAGTTATGATTGAAACATCACGCATGTCTGATGCTTTCTGGAGCACTGCACAAGACTTAGTATTAGTAGATACTAGTGGTAACGAGTTTGTGTATGAAAAATTAATTAATTATGGTTCGTCTAAACCTTATTGGACAACTTCAGCTACCTATATAGGTAGTTTTTCCGGCGGAGATAGCATCAATTTTCCAATTGGTGTAAATAACGTTACAAGCCTAACATTAGGTCCTGCTTATGCAGGTGAATCGGACATAACTTGGTTATCTGTCAGTGGCAACAATATTGTTGGTACCGCACCAAATAATAGTAGTCCGAGTAGATATGAAATTAAAATAACAGCCTCAAACGGTAGCGTTGATATAACGAAAAACTACTGGTTGTTGGTTATCTAAACTATTCTCAGTTGGTCGACACCAAACTTAAAAAGTCGAAAAAAAACAAAGTTTCATTAGAAACTTTTAAAAGAGGATAAAAATATGCCATTAATTAAAGCCAGGTCGAGTAGTATTATCAACTCAGTAGACCTACGCGGTACCCCAACAGCCCCAACAGCTACTACAGGTACACATACAACACAAATCGCTTCTACAGCGTTCGTATCTAGTGCAGTTTCTGACTTGATCAATTCAGCACCAGCATTATTAGATACACTAGGTGAATTAGCTTCTGCCATTAATAATGACGAAAGCTTTGCTACTACATTAACAAACTCTATTGCAACTAAGGTAACTCGTTCCGGTGATACAATGACAGGTTCATTGTACTTGTTCCAAGATCCACAGGCTCCAACTGAAGCCGCAACAAAAAAATACGTTGATGATCAAATTGACGGTCAAATGATCTACAGTACAGATGATGTATTAGAAGGTACAACTAACCTATACTATACAGACGCTCGCGTTCGTGGTGCTTGGTCATTAACTAGCGATAACACTACAGTTTTAAATTACAATAGCACAACTGGTGTTTTAACATATACACATCCAACAAGCGATGGTATTTTAGAAGGTTCAACAAACTTGTACTTTACACAAGCTCGTGCTCGTAACAGCATCAGCATGAACAGTGATGATGGTACGCTTCTTTCTTACAGTGCTATTACTGGTGAAATCACTTTCACTACTCCAGACACTGATAAAGTTGTTGAAGGTGCAACAAACAAGTATTTCACAACAGCTCGTGCTCGTAGTAGCGTAAGCGGCGGCTCAAACATTGACTATGACAGTGCTACTGGTATTATCAGTACACAGGCTGCTGTTTGGAGTGTTAATGGTCAGACTAATGCTGTTGTATTAGACACTGATGATATTAACGAAGGTAGTACAAACTTATACTTTACACCTGCTCGTGTATCTAGTGCAGTAAGTTTAACAACCGACGACACTAATGTTCTAAGTTACAACACTGGTACAGGTCGTTTTACTTTTGTAAAGCCAACTACAGATGCTATC